CCTTGGCTTTGTGTCTCCAAGATTTGATTTTTTATCTTTTACAATTAAGTCATGACTTTCTTGTGTTTTTACGAACATAAGACACCTGTCACTCTTAGAGACGTTCTTATCCCAATCTTGTCTATATTTGTTTGCTTTATGCTTGTCCGTGTCGGCCACATGTGCTAAATATCTTTATTTTTGTTCCTCACTGAAATCTATCTTTAATCCCGATTATTGCATTTATTTTACTGTATTCTCTAGCCACCAGCCTGAGAAGAATACAAAATCGTCAGCAACGTCTTTTTAGAGTGAAACTCTAGCTCCGGCCTGGCGATTAAGTTCGCAGTGGAACAAATTTATTGGACATCTTTAGACAAAATTTTGTGTCATTTGCGCTTCTGATTATGAATCTTGGCATATTAATAACTATGATTTAGTGTTAGAACATGCGCAGTAATTTTGCCACTCATCCATGGGAGGTATTTTTGGTAATGTGAATGAATTTGGCCCCAGTTCATATTTGTATTTTGGTAATACTGAACGATTCCACCCCTTCTTGTACATGTCTTTGATCATCTCCATTGAGATATGGTGCGAGACCGGAATTTCTGAGGGATCAGTTGTCTACATATATTGACTTATATGGACCGGGATTTGTGGGTATTGTATTTAGAAGGGAACGATTTAGTGTACGTAAAATTATTGTGCGATTAAATTTGCTAGGGCTATGCTTCTGCCTCTGAGAATTGTTCCTCTAAAAAAAGTTCCATTACGAACAATACCTTGTTGTCCTATGAATGTTGCGTGACCTTGTGCACCTACTCTTCTGCTATAATATTCAGGGTAGTCTTCTGTGTTAGTGGGATAGGTTGGTGGGACAAGGATCGGAAGGGGTCGACCACGGAAGGTTGCAATAGCTACATTGATTCTATGTCTGAACACTTGAAGCGCGTTTGGGTTTCTGAATCTTTCAAGATCTCTATCTCTTATGAATTTTCCATCTTAATGGAGGCCTTCAAGGAGGTCATATTTGTAGCAACAGTTTTGTACGGCTACTTATTTTTGGTCAGCCCGATCAGTGAGTTTTTCTGTTGGATAACAACAATATGTAATGTAATGGAGGGCTTTCTCGATCGCTCCGTAAACCCGTGTGTGTTACAATATTTATAATAAGGATAGCTTGACGCCTGAGTTTGCTAGCTGTTAAGGGTAGAGACATCTAAACAGTCTGCTTTTCCAACATGAGGTATTTTCATAATTCATCTCACGAGACTTTACAGGTGTGGCCTACGTAAGTGGTAGATCTTGCGTCAAGATGGCTATTTGTTGAGAGGTGAGCGAGCGAGAGTAGGTGTTTTTTGTTGCTACAGTCAAATTAGCTCCGAGTCTGCCTGTTTGGTTGTAATTCATGCCGGCTATGCAATTTGTAATTGAGAAGTTTTGGCTGTATGAAGACCCGTTTCTTCGCTGTATTACCCAATACCCGTATGCTATATTTGTATTTAAAAATGTAGGGTTGAATGCTCCTACACATTTTCTTGTAGCTAACACTCTGTGCATTTATTACATAGTAGGTACTACTTATTAGAAGAACGCATTTCCATTTATGTCCATCTTAAGTATTGGCCAATCTTTTATCCCTGAATCAGAGGTGCTATACGCCATTTATGCAGTTGACACAACTTAATCCTCTATACCGCATGTGAGAGGTTGCCACATTGCAATATACAGTGTGTTTACTGAGTTTTTGTTGCTGTTTAACAGATCAAGCATCCCGTACAAGGTATATGGGCTGTGGCAAGCATCTCTGCATACGATTGCTTTGTAAGTATGTCGGCGATTTAACTAGGCTATTGTTGCTTAGAAACGAGGCACAGTGGCAGCCGAGAAGTGCATATAGATTCCTCGAGATGCATCATTCGGTGCGGCGAATTTGCAGTTATATTCATTTGACACCATTAGGCATGGCTGGTTAGAGTATGCTGAGCTTCTAGAGCCTATGTC